GAACAAATGCAACAGTATCTTTCAACGATTGACTTAAAACTATCAGGACACCCACAAATTCAATTCAGTAGAAGTGGACACACACTCAATATTTGGGGTGATTTGGGTGGTTCAAAGGGTGACTTACAAGCAGGCGATAAGATTATGATTGAAATGTATCTTGCCTCAGACCCTAATAATAATGGAACTATTTACAATCATATGTTCCTCAAGGAATATGCAACCGCACTTATCAAAGAACAATGGGGTCAGAACCTAGTTAAGTTTGAAGGAATGCAACTGCCAGGCGGTGTTACTCTGAACGGTAGACAAATCATAGAAGATGCACGGGGTGAAATGGAAACAATTCGTCAGAGAATATATAACGAGTATGACACTCCACCCGATTTCTTCGTAGGATAATTAAATGGCTACGAACCCTTATTTCAAATATGGTGTCCGTTCTGAACAGAACATGTTTGAGGACATCACCATCGAAGCCCTACAGATGTATGGACAGGATGTTTATTATCTCCCTCGCGAGATTGTAAACAAAGATACCGTATTTCTGGACGATGTTCCTTCGCGTTTCAGTTCCTCTTACAAGGTTGAGATGTATATCGAGAACGCCGAAGGGTTCGGTGGAGAGGGTGACCTGTTCACTAAGTTCGGTGTAGAACTCCGTGACCAAGCAACATTTGTTGTTGCAAGAAAGAGATGGCAACAACTCATCGGTAGTAGACTGACAGAGAAGAACTTCCGTCCTCGTGAGGGTGACCTGATTTATCTTCCGTTGTCTCAGTCTATCTTTCAGATTGAGAGAGTCGAGACCGAAACTCCTTTCTATCAATTAGAACAATTACCGACATTCCGCATGACTTGTGAACTGTTCGAATACAGTGACGAGGACTTTGATACTAATATTAGAAGTATTGATGTGGTTGAATCGGAAGGTGCATTCCAGTATAAACTGACACTGGACTCGTCTGGTGGTGGATATACTATCGGCGAAACCGTCATTCAAGAGTTTACAGATTATAATATGAAAGGTGAGGTTACATTCTGGAGTGACTCAGGTAACGAACTGAGACTCGCGCATGTGGGCGCGACTGATGGTAACTTCCATGAGTTCACGACAAACGCTTTTGTAGTCGGTCAAACAAGTAACGGCCTTGCAACACCTACATTGGTAGAACAACTCCAAGAGATACAGGAAGATGCACAGAACGCAATCTTTGATAGTTTCGAGTCTGACTTCCTTGACTTCTCTGAGTCCAATCCATTTGGAGATATCGAATAATGTTTGGAACTTGGTTTTATCACAAGAGAGTAAGGACTGCGGTATCGGTATTCGGTTCGTTGTTCAATAACCTGTATGTTCTTCGTAAGAACAGTGCGGGTGAGACAATCTCAACAATCAAAACACCTCTGTCCTACGCACCGAAGAGAAACTTTATTGCACGACTAGAACAGATGGTAAATGGTGAGGATTCTGAACGTAGGGTCGCATTGAAACTGCCTCGTATGTCGTTTGAGATTACGAGTATGACCTATGACGCGACTCGTCAACTCCCAAAAGTAAACAATATATCTAAGGCAATCGAGAATAGTTATCTGACTAGACAGAAACTATACACCTCGATACCATACAATATCACATTTCAGTTGAACATATATACAAAGACGCAGGATGATGGCCTACAGATTGTAGAACAAATCCTACCATACTTTACGCCACAATATACGGTCACTGTAAAACCTTTCTCTGATATCCCATCTTTTGTTGAGGATGTCCCTGTCACACTTACGGGTGTGGTTATGGAAGACAACTTCGAAGGTGCGGTTGGAGACAGAAGAACAATTATCTACACTCTTGATTTTGAGATGAAGATTAACTTCCACGGGCCACTGGATACTGGTAGTAAAATTATCCGTGATGTTCGTGGTAACCTATATAATCAAGATGCGGGTCTTGCTGACTCTGATGTGTTTATAGAACAGATTAAGATTACACCTGACCCGAATACGGTCAGTGCTGATAGTGACTATGGATTTGTTGAAACAATATTAGATAGTGATGGTAGTTAATGAGTGAAGACGAAAAGAATTTAAAAGACGATTATAATAACTCTCGTAATACATATTATAACCTTTTAGCCAAAGGTGAAGAGAGTTTAGAACTAATGATTGAAGTTGCTCGTGAATCAGAGCATCCTCGTGCGTTTGAAGTTTTATCGGGTATGATGAAAAACATTGCCGATATCAACGACAAACTGATGGATTTGAATAAGAAAAACAAAGACATTAACCAGAAGGATGAACCTAAACAATTAGGTAACACCACGAACAATCTTTTTGTAGGGACTACTACTGACCTACAACGACTCATACAATCGGAGTCGGGAGTGGTGATTGATGCAGAACCCGAATCAGAATGAATCTTATCTTGGCAATATTAATGTCAAGCGTGATGGTGTTCAACATCAATTTACAGAAGCGGAGGTCAAAGAATATGTCAAGTGTGGTAAAGACCCTGTATACTTCTGCAAAAAATATCTAAAAGTTATCTCGCTTGATGAAGGACTAGTCCCTTTCGACTTGTATCCTTATCAAGAGAAGATGTTCAAGCACTTTAATGATAACAGGTTTTCTATCGTTCTTGCGTGTCGCCAATCGGGTAAGTCGATTAGTTCTGTTGGCTACCTACTATGGTATGCTTGTTTTCATAGCGAGAAGACGATTGCAATCCTTGCGAACAAAGGNGCCACTGCTCGTGAGATGNTGGCNCGNGTTACNCTCATGTTGGANAATCTTCCCTTNTTCCTACAACCTGGCTGTAAAGCACTCAACAAGGGTTCTATTGAGTTTAGTAATAATTCTCGCATTATTGCCAGTGCTACAAGTGGTAGTTCCATTCGTGGTATGTCAGTTAATCTACTATTCCTTGATGAGTTTGCATTCGTGGAAAGAGCGAATGAGTTTTATACTTCAACCTATCCAGTGGTCTCGGCTGGTAAAGAGACAAAGGTTATCATTACGTCAACTGCAAACGGCATTGGTAATACATTCCATAAAATCTGGGAGGGAGCAGTTCAAAAAGTTAATGAGTTCATCCCGTTCACAGTGAACTGGTATGATGTGCCAGGCCGTGATGAGGAATGGAAAGCACAGACAGTTGCAAACACCTCTCAGTTACAGTTTGACCAAGAGTTTGGTAACACCTTTTTTGGAACAGGTGATACCCTAATCAACGCAGAGACGTTGCTTTCATTTCGTGCAAAACCACCTAAAAGAGTATTCGAAGGTGGCGACCTATTGGTCTATGAAGAACCTACCAAGAGTCGTGAGTATATCATGACTGTTGATGTGTCCAAAGGGAGAGGTCAGGATTATTCAACCTTTACGGTAATCGACATTGGCACTAGACCTTTTAAACAGGTGGCCGTGTATCGCAACAATACTATTTCTCCAATTCTCTTTCCCAACATTATATATAAGTATGCGAAAGTCTATAATGAGGCATATGTCGTTATTGAGTCGAATGACCAAGGCACATTAGTCTGTAACGGACTGTATCAAGACTTAGAATATGATAATGTCCATATGGAATCTGCGGTAAAAGCAGACCGTATTGGTATTGAAATGAATAGAAAGGTGAAACGATTAGGTTGTTCTGCAATCAAGGATATCCTCGAAGAGAAGAAACTTGATATCTTAGACGAACAAACTATCATGGAAATCTCCACATTCGTGTCGAGAGGACAGTCATATGAGGCATCTGACGGTAACCACGATGATTTGATGATGAATTTGGTGATGTTTGGATTCTTTGTATCAACCCAATACTTCTCAGATATGACGGATATCAATCTTAAACAGATGATGTTTGAGAAGAAAATGCAGGAGATTGAGGACGATGTTCCGCCTGTAGGGTTCATTGACGATGGTGTCGCAGCCTATGAAGAACACGAAGCGCAACAAGAAGCAATCAAAAACGTTGGTTGGCACTCATATGAGGGTATTGGTGTCACAGACTGGGAATAATATCAAAAAACTTTTTATTATAAATAAAGGTATTGATATAACTACCGTATTATGAAAACATATTAATAACACTGAAAAAAGGAAAAGGTTATGGCACTTTTTACACCATCCGCTTCCCCTGCTGTTACAGTTAAGGAAATTGACCTGACGGGCGTAGTGCCTAACGTTCAAACTTCCACTGGCGCATTTGTGGGAAACTTCGGTTGGGGGCCAGTTGGAGTTGCAACTCTCGTCTCAGATGAAACGGGTCTTGTTTCGACATTCTCCGCACCAACCGATGCAAATACGGTAGACTTCCACTCTGCCGCAT